TGTACACCTGGGGTAACAATCCCGCGGATTTTGTATTCTACAAAGCAGGCTGGGTGTATCGCACCAAGGAAGAAGCGCAAGCAGCCTTGCCTAAGGTAGCCGCTGAATTAGGAGTGGAGTATAAGCTATAGGAGGCTTTAAATGAATTATGGCGATAAACATACAGAAGATAGTCTTAGCTCACGTTTAGGGCGTTTTTACGGCATCCGCCGTGGATTAGATTGCGGCCCGAACATTCTAATGAGCCAATACCGTGATGAAAATGGCTGGGTTACGAATTTTGGCGTAAAAAAGAACGGAGATTTTGCGGAGAATACGAAGCCGATTTTCTGTATATCACAAAAGACAAATATCTGTACGAGGTTGAGGTTAAAATTAGCATAACAGATTTTCGCGCCGACCTGCAAAAACCGCTATATCACAATTTCCCAGATGTAAGAGGATTTTATTACTGCGTGCCAGCGGAATTATATAATGCTCATGCCGCTGAAATAAAACTTGTCTGCAAAGATAAAGGCGCAGGATTGCTTGTAATGTACGAACGTGATTTTAGCACGTTGATAAGACCTAAGATTCGCAAGGACGTTAAACCTTTAACGCCAATGCGTTACGTTTATTACCTTCGACTGTTTGCTAAAAAGTGGGTAAGAAGGAGGGAGAAACAATAATGAAACATTTCCGGCTTAGATGGGAAAGTATAGCGTTCCCAGATATGGGACTTACAGAAATTGTCGATGCAGAAACGGCGAAAGACGCTAAAGTCAAGGCTGAAAAGAATTCTACCGATGAATTTCTGTCAGTATATTATTTAGACGAAATAGAGGAGGTACCAGAATGTGTAGTAAACATATGAGTGAATTCGTGTGCCAACAGCTTGACGAATTGGAGGCGCTGTTTAAGAAAAAGCATGAACAGTATTCCTCCGGCGCAGATGAGCTTGCCAATTTCCGCCGCGGCGCGCTTCTGAATGGACACACGGACGATGCAGAGGGAATGTTTGAGGAATTGAAAGCGTATATGGCAAAGCATATCGCTTTTGTTTATACTCACGATATTCATGGCGGTAAAATCGCTGAAAGTCTGAAAGACATTGCCGTATATAGTCTGATTGGCTTATACATGGCGGAGCTGGCGAAGGCCGAGGACGAAGAAGTATATATCCCGGGGCCTTTTGATGCTGACGATGAATCTGAAGAGGATGCAGAAAAATGAAATTAACATTTACGATTCCAGGCGAACCGACGGCGCAGGGACGGCCTCGCTTTTCTACTCATGGCGGATTTGCAAAAGCATACGACCCGGAGAAAAGCCGTAACTATAAAGCCTACGTCAAACTGTTAGCTAGTGAAGCGATGCAAAATATAGGGCTGACGCTCACGGAATTGCCGTTGCGAGTAGAGATAATAGCTGACGTGGGTATTCCTGCCAGCAAGTCGAAAAAATTCAAGGAGCAGGCTTTAAACGGCTTGCAGCTGCCGATTAAAAAACCCGATGTTGACAACGTCGCAAAAATTATTCTTGATTCTATATCTGGCATTGTCTATAAGGATGATAAACAGATTGTTAAACTTACAGTTTCTAAAAAATATAGTGATACGCCAAAAGTTGAGGTGAAAATTTATAATGTTGAATAATTGTTTGATACTTGGCTGGGTGAAATTTGAACCGGATGCAAAAGTTATGAAGAACGGCAAAGAGGTGTGCACTTTGGAAATACAGTGTGCGCGCCAATATCGGGATAAAGATAATAAGCGCGTTTACGATTACATTTCTTGCCGCTGCTTTGTGCCTGGACTGATTAAATATATCAGCAATTTTGTTACAAAAGGCTCGCAAGTTATTGTGGGCGGCCGCTTTCAGACTGATTTATACGTGGATAGGAACGGCAAAAATTCTAAAGCAAGCTACTTGCTGATGGAGCATTTGGAATGTGTCCGGATTGCGGAAAACACAGCGCCGTATCCTCCGAAAGAGGAACGGAAAGACCCGCTCGATGATGTGGACTGGTAAAGAAAATGGATTACGCAGAAGCAGCAGACCACGCAGAGAGTTTGTTCTTTGCCAAAAATGCGATTGGTAAAGCGGTTGTTTCCGCCAGGATGCAGCAGAGGGCGGAACGCTTGGAATTTGATATGAGGACCGGCGGCGATTCTACGGCACGCCTTGCGATTCAAGCAGTAACGCCGCTTGCTGCGGTTCGGTGTATTTATCTTGGGCAGGCGTTTTTGGTTTACCAGCCGGAAAAATGGCTGGATGTTATGGAACGTTCGCTTCTTCTGTTTCGGCAGCGGTTCGGCGATAAGTCGTATAAGGCGATTCAACACCGGTACGTATACCATTGGACGGTCCGCAAAATTTCTGTAATTGATGAGATTAGCCCGCAGGTGTACGCGCTTCGCCGCCGTTCGTTCATTGACGGCTTGCTCATGCTGGCAATTCAAGAAGGATTGCTGCGGATTGACATAAATGCCAACAGTTTCCAGAAGGCCAGGGCAGAACAGAAGCAAGAAAAGTAAAGGCAGGCGCGCGGCGCTGTCGCTTCCACGCGTTAAGAAAACGCTTGCTATTGGTTGTGCGTTACGTGTGCGAACACAAACAAAAAAGCCGGGGCTTTCGCCTCGGCCTTTTTATTTTTCGCTTCCCTAAAGTATGCGCCGCACGCACAGAAAAGGGCCGCCACGCGTTCCAATCATGGCAGCCCTAGGATTATACCTGTAAAACATTTCGGCTTCAAAAATATATAGCTTGCTCGCATTTGCAGGATACAGAAAAGCCCCGGGGCGTTTGCCCTGGGGCTTGCTTTTTATAAGCATTCATCTATCTTGTCCAGCATTGCAAGGCAAGCATACCAGGAATTGCTTGCCTTGGTATGCAGTGCGGCCTTTTCGCTTTTGCGCGGGTCGCGCTTCCAGTACGGGGCATAGTATTCGCTGGCTTCTATGTTCGAACAAGCGCAACCATAGAAGCATCTTGCTCGCTCGGCCATTACGCGCAACTTTTTTAATTGCTGCGTTCTTATCTTTCTCATGATTTCACTTCCTTTCGATAAAAGCCCGGCGCAAGCCTGGCGGGTGGGGGTTATCTAATTTCGTAGCCTATGGTTTCCCAGGTGTCGGCTTCTTCGTCATGAATCATTACCGGGAACAGACGAACGGTTTCACCTTTGATAAGCTCGCCGCTTTCCGTGCAAGCTGTCGCTTCCCAATATTCGCCGTTAAAGTCACCTTCAAAAGCTGTATAGCGGCGGCCTTCTTCATCGGCGGCTACAAAAAGGGCGTTATAAACGTTGTTTTTAACTTCTTTCAACATGGTTAATTCCTCCTAAAAAATCGCTTCTGCCTTTAATATTTTACACCAGCGGCGGCTTTCCTGCCGGTGTAGTTGGCTGAATAGTTTAAGTTGCTCAAATGAGCCACGGCGCGCGGTCGTAAATGTCTAAATGGTTAAAAATCCATAACTTAACATCTACCAGCAGCAGCGCCAGCGCTTTTATAACGGGGTCGCCGCCGGTGATGTCGCCGTCACATTGGTAGATATACGATTCAAGCAGCTTTGCCCAGGCGAACCAATCGGCGCCGGGTTCGTAATGCTGATTGACGATTTTCGGCGTTTTCAGCAGGTTTCGGGGTTCGGTGATTTCATCCAGCCGGACCGCTTCCGCCGGTTCGTCGTATCTGCCAACGTATGCGCGGGCGTTGATGTCGGCTAAAAGGGTAAACACGTTCGCTTCCTCGTAGGGATAAAGGCTGTACTTTGATTCCCCTTTGCAGTCCTTAAACGCGGCGTTTAAGGCGTCGCGCGTGTTGTCCTTTAAAAAAATATAATTGACGGCGGGAACGTTGTTCAGCAGCTTTGTAACGCCAACGGCAACGGCGTAAACATGATTCGCTGATAATTTAAAAACTGACATTTTGATTTCCTCCTTTATTTCGCTTTTAAAATTTTCAAGGTTCAGTTTTGGCCTGCCTCATCAGTACCGGGGCGGCCGGTCCCCGGTATACGCCGCGCGGGGCGGCGTTTCGGCTATTGTAACAAGGGCGTTTCCGGGCGGTATTTCAAAAACTCGCTGCCGTGCAGGTCGCGTATTTGCTCCATAGTCAACGCGCGGCGGACCTTCTTCACCCATTCGCCTGCATGCCAGTACCATAATTTTTTCTTGCTGGCCCATCTGCAGCCGGCGCCTTTCAAGGCGTCTTTGTTCTCTTTCGTTTCGCCTCCAATCCATAACCAGCTCCCGCAGATTTCGATTTCAAGGCCTTTCAAGCCCATCAGCACGGCCAGGATTTCGGCAAATTCCGCCTGTTCGGCCAGAATTTCGGCGGCCGTTTTGTAAGTGCCGTCCGCTTTTTTGTTGCGCTGCCACTCCTGGCGGCTTTCGCTTTCGGCAAGTTCTGCGGCGCGTTTGTCGTGCGCTGCGCTCATTGCCTTAAATTCTGCGGCCGTGCCGCCTTTGTCCGGGTGGCAGCTCATGCAGGCCTTTTTAAAAGCCTTCTTTAACTCCTCAATTGTTTCACAAGCGGCAAAAATCTTTCTCCAGTCCATTTTCTTTTCCTCCTTTTTCGGTTCCGGGTTGTATTTGGCTTTTAATTCGGCGAATTTCTCGCGGCTGACTTTCGCAATCAGTTTTACAAAACGGCGGCTGCTGTCCCATGTATCATAGATAACGCCGTTAACAACGGCTACGGCGTGCTTTGCTACAAAAACAACGTAGCTGGCGCCGGTATCGCAATGCTTTGTAAAGCTGTTGACTGTTTCGCGGCTGGCGGCTTTAACTTCAATTCCCAGGTCAGCCAGGGCGGCGGTGATGTTCTTCACGGTGTTCCATGCAGCGCCGCTTTCAAATACCTTTGTTTCCAGCAGCTTTTTAGCCTGCTGGTAGGTTAACGGGGTTGCCGTGCAGATTGCTCTAATTGAGCAATCACCAATATTTTTATTTTCGGGGTTCGCATTATACTTTTCAAAAGTCATTTTCTTATTCTCTCCTTTCGGCTGTGGCTAGGGCTTCGGACCTTCTGCCTGGCAGCTTTACGGCCCCCAACGGGGCCGCCGTCAGCTTTAAAAAATCAGATACACGATGTTTGTTGCGTATTGATAGACTTCCTGCTGTGCCTCGCTTAATGCCGGGTAGCGGTTCATAAGATTTGCAACTTTCATAAGTTGTTTGATTCGCAGGTTTTTAATTTTCATTGTTTCGGCCTCCTTAATATTTGTAAACGGTTGCTTCACCGGTAACATCAAAAAAGACATTATAGAAATGGCCTTTGACTACCGTGTAGAGTGCTTCAACGTGCCCCGGGAATTCGTCAAAGTCGCGGGTGTTCAAAATTTTAATGTCTTTCAAACACGGCTGAAAGCCGTATTCGCGGAAAAGCGCCAGCTGAACCGCTTTAGCGTTTTGAGTTTGCTCCATGCGTTTAGTCATTTTTTGTTCCTCCTTAAATGTAGCCGTGTTGGCTAGTTGCTTGTTTTCTATGTCTATAATTATAGCGTATGTGGCTATACTTGTCAATAGCTAAAATGGATATTTTTATATTTTTTTTGACTTGTTTTTTAGGCGCGGCGGCTATATAATGTAGATAACAAGATTGGAGGGCAAAAACATGAGCAAACAAGCAAGCCAAGCTATAAAATATGCGCTGGATAGCGCGCAGGTTAAGCGGTCGGCTCTGGCGGCTGCGCTAGGCGTGGCCAACGCACAAAGCATTAATGATAAGTTGAGCCGCGGCCGCTGGTCCGCTGATGAGCTAGCGACGGCGGCGGAATTATGCGGATATAGCCTGGCCCTGGTTGACAAGGCCGGGCGCGTCGCTGTGTCTGTTCCGGCGTCAACGCCGCCAGCAGATAGCGACGGCAGCCCCGCAGAGGGTAAATAATAACATTATAAGAGGATAGCAACGGCCGCTCGCTGGCAGATGTTCAGCGGCGGCCGTTCTTCTTTATTTAGCAACATTTATAATATGTTAAGACAGTTCACAAAAAAATAATAATGTATCATTGACTTAATAGCATTTTTTAGGGTATATAATTCAAAACAAGATAATTAATATAATTTTATTGATGATTGGCAGTTTTTATTTGTCAATCTTTTTTTATTGTTGGATTCTTGCAAATAAAGATTATTGATTGTATTTATATTATTGATGTTTACAAAATCTGTTGTGATTGATATTAATAATATATTATATAGGGTTGTAACAAAAGTGTGACATGATGTTTAAGATTAAAAGTTTACTAGCTAATACAAATACACCGACAAGAGGTAGACCACCGGCAATAGCAACAACGCCGCAGACGCTGGAGGACTGCGCGGCGCTGCTCAAACAGCAGGGCGCGGCTGTAGCCGTCCTGGCTGTGCAGGACCTGCAGGCCTATTGGCTTAAGATAATGACCGATAACAAGGCCAGCAACAAGGATAGATTAGCAGCCTCTAAAATGTATGCGGACAGTATAGGCGCGTTTGACAAGCAGACGCAAGCCAACAAGGGCCCGGCTGTGTATCATTGGGGCGCGGCAGATGACGCAGTAATAGTAAACGATTGTTCAGAAGATGCTACCAAAACATAAACATATATAGAGCTTTTAACATAATCCTTATTATCGGACGTAAAATATTATCCTGCTGCTGCTGATTAGCTGGCGGTTCCAGATGTTGACGGCCTGGCTGATGATGTTAGCGGCAGGCGTTCGCCTGGCATATGCTGCGGCCGTTCCTGCGTGGCTCATGCGGCAGGCCTACCACGTTTTTGTTTTTGTTTGGCGTGGGTTCTGATTGGTTGTTTGGCGGCGCTGGCGTTGGTGATTTCCCTGGGTTTTCACAAAAATTGATTTTGGTTCTTGCCTTTTCCTCTGGCGTTGAGTGGGGGTGGGGCCCAAAAATTTCGCAGCCGCCGGGGGAGGTAAATACCAAAAATTACCAAAACGATTTTTTCAAGGGGGTAAACATGGAAAACATAATACAAATACCATATACTCCACGACCTGCATGGGCGAAGGTACTGCATAAGGAATTAAGCAGACACCGCTTTGCAGTAATCGTAGCACACCGCCGCTTTGGTAAGACCATCGGAATGGTGAATCACCTTATAAGGGATGCTTTGCAGAGCGACTTAATCAGTCCGCAGTATGCTTTAGTAGGTCCGTTCAGCGCACAGATGGAAATTATCGCGTGGGGCCCATTGAAGTATTACACAAGCGTCATAGAGGGCATCAAGGTGAATGAAACTAAAAAGTATGTTGAATTCCCCAGTAAAGTACCTGGAGCGCAGGGAGCGAGAATATATATCGTTGGTGCGAATAATCCCGACGCATTGCGCGGTACATATTGGGACGGCGTAATCCTTGACGAGTATTCGGATATGAAGCCGGAGATGTGGACGCAGATTATCAGACCTGCGATAGAGAATGGCGACAGAAAAGGTTATTGCTATTTCATCGGTACACCTAAGGGGCAGAACAACTTCTATGAGATGTACAAGAAGGCCAAGACGAATAAGCGTTACTTTGCGTATTTGTCGAACGTGTACGATAGCGGCATCTTAGACGCAAAGAGCATAGAAGAGCTGAAAGAGGATATGCCAGAGGTAGAGTTTAGGCAAGAGTATTTGTGTGACTTTAGCGTATCGGCAATCAACGAGCTTTTCAGCCTGGAGGAACTAGATAAGGCTTTCAGTAGAGAGCTGACAGAAAAGGATGTTCCCTATGATATGCCGCTGGTGCAAGGCGCTGATATAGCACGCTTCGGCGATGACAGAACATGTATATGGCAGCGTAAGGGACTAATGGTATATCCACGGCCGAGAGTTTATAAGAAGCTAAACACGATGCAGACGGCAGATTATATTGCTTTGGCAATGGATGAAAATAAGGCAGATATGACCTTTATAGACGTTGGTAACATGGGTGCTGGCGTAGTCGACAGATTGAGGCAGATGGGGTACACGGCTTTGAGAGAAATACCATTTCAAGGCGCGGCGATAGAGAATAAGCGCTATGAGAATATCAGAGCGGAGATGTACTTCAAGCTGAAAGAGTGGATAGAGGCTGGCGGTGCTTTGCCGGAAGAACCGGGATTAAGAGAAGAGCTGGCAGTCATTCACTATAAGTATTCTAAGAATGGGCGTTTAATGTTAACGCCTAAAGAAGAGATAAAAGAAAAGCTAGGACGTTCACCGGACCTTGCAGACGGCCTAGTATTAACATTTGCAAGGAACGTTCCGTTAAGACAGTTAGGGCTTGATGATAGAAAGCCTAAAAAGCTAATGTGCAACACGGAGTATTCGATTATGGAGGCGGTTTAAAAATGGGTGGTATTGCAAAATTATTCGGCGGCGGTAATATGCCGACTATTGAAAAGGTGGACCCGGCACCGACTACCGTTGCGACAAGCAGCGAAGTTGCGACCGGCAGCGACAGTAACAAGAAGAAGCGTAAGGGCTTTGCATCTACACAGACAAGCACTATTGCTAGTGGCGGCGAAGGCGGCCGTAATACTTTAGGCTAAGAGGTAACAGCTTATGAACTTTCAAACGATAGCGGCGAGCAAGCCACAGGGAACACTTCCTAGTGACGGGGTGCCGCTGAAAAAGAACTTGCCGGACCGCCAACGTTTGGTGCGTAAGCTTAAAAGCATGTACGAGGATAGGCGAGATTGGGTAGACAGATGGAAAGAGATAAGAGATTATCAGCTCCCGTTTGTCGGAGAGTTTGACGATACGGCAGACAAGACCAATCCCGCACGCAGACGTGACTTAAAGATTGTGCACGGGGTAGCTTGGAGAGCGGCACAGGTATTCGCTGCTGGCGTTATGAGCGGACTTACACCGCCGAGCCGCCAGTGGTTCAGATTTGCATATAGACGGCCGGAACTGAATACGAATGTTGAGGCTATGAAGGTGCTTGACACAAGACAAGAGATTGTATCAAGCGTGCTTGCAAAGAGCAACTTCTATAACAGCATCCATACTGTATATCTGGAATTGCCTTTTGGACAGTGCCCGATGGCTATATTCTACGACGCAGAAAACGGCGTGCGGTTCCAGACAATGACAATCGGTACATATGCACTTGAAGCGGACGGCTTCGGCAAGGTAACTACTTTTGCAAGAAAGTACGATATGACTTTGCAGCAGCTAGCAGACTGCTTCGGCGTAGACGCTTTGCCCGACAATCTGAAAGGACTGTTAGACAATCAGACCAATCTTACTAAGAAGTATAAAGTCTGCTGGATGGTAGAGCCTAACAGCGATAAACTGCCTGGCTACATGGACAGACTGAACATGCCGTATAGAAGCGTGTACTGGTTGGAAAAATCAGAGAGCGACGAATACTTGTATGTTGGCGGCTTTGAAGAAGAAGCAGTACCGGTAGCGCGTTATCTTGTCAGCGGCAATGAAGCATACGCAAGAGGTCCTGCGTGGTTTGCAGAAGGCGACAGTAAAATGCTGCAACTGCTGAAAAAAGATTATCTCACAGCAATAGAGTTAAAGATAAAGCCGCCGATGCAAGGCAGCCCAAGCCTTATGAATAACGGCGGTATTAACTTGATGCCTGGCGGTCTAACAGCCGTAGATGACCAGACGCAAGATATGGTTAAGCCTTTGTTCGCGGTTGACCTTGACTTGAAGGACGCGCAGGAAGAAATTATTCGCGTTGAGGATGCTATAAAGAGAGCATACAGTGCTGATTTGTTCTTGATGTTAGATAACCTTGATAATAGCCGCATGACTGCTAGAGAGGTTATGGAGAGAACGCAGGAAAAACTGCAACAGCTAGGCCCCGTGGTTGAGCGATTGCAGGATGAATTCTTAACACTGATTCTTCAACGTGTATATAACATCATCGACAGAAGTGGCGGTTTCCCTCCGGTACCGGAAGAACTGCAAGACCTTTTGAGCGAGGAAGATGTGGAAGTGGACTATATTTCACCGCTGGCGCAGGCGCAGAAGATGAGCGGACTTGTGAATATCGAACAGGCGATAGCACAGACCGGACAAATGGCGCAAGTATGGCCAGAAGTTACAAAGAAGATTAACCCGTTGGGTGCTATTACAAAATACTTTGAAATGCTTGGCGTGCCTGCAGTGGCATTGCGTAGTGATGAAGAAGTACAAGAAATGCTCAAACAAGAGCAGCAGGAAATGCAACGGCAGCAGGAAATGCAGGAAGGCTTGGCAATGGCGCAGGCTGCGGCTCCTGCGGCAGAGGCGGCCAAAAATCTTACTGCGGCGGCGAATGATTCCAACCCAGCTATTACAAGCTGGCTAGGCGTGCCGGGAGGTTGGGAATAATGAGCGAGCAGTTTAAATATAAATCCAATACCGGCGAGGATAGAAGGCAAGCACTGCTGACAGAGTACATGGTAAGAGAGCAGGCAAGAAGGGACAAAGAGGCCCTACTTGACCTGCTGGGGAGTGAAAGCGGACGCTGGTTCTTGATGCGTATGCTTGACGTAACCAAAGTAAACTCTATGTGCTTTACCGGCAACAGCAAGACTTTCTATAACGAAGGCCGCCGCGACGTAGGCTTAGGCATTATTAAAAGCATTTTAGCACTTGGACTGCAAGGCATAGAGCTAAAGCAGCAGGCTGAAATGGAGTATGCAGAATTCCAACTAAAGCTGCAAGAGCTGGCAGTGGAATATGTGGATAACAACAAGGAGGAATAACTAATGGGCGAGAACGGCGAAAATGCAGTTGTAAACGGCGAAGGCGCACAGCAACAGGCTGAACCCAATACCGCGGCACAACAGCAGCAGACAGAACCGGCTACTACTAATGCAACTAATAATACAAGTGCTTCCGGCACTATTGCAGGGAACGGAAGTAATGGGCAAGGCACACAACAGCAGCCCGGCACAGTGAATTATGACTTTGCAGGAGTAGAAATGCCGGAAGGCTATGAGCTTAGTGCTGATGAGCAAGGACGCTTTGTAGATGTCATTAAAGGCATGAACCTTAGCAATGACCAGGCAAGAGCACTTGCAAAGTACGGCACAGAGTATGCAAGCCGTGTAGTGCAAGGCGTAGAACAGCTCCGTGCGCAAGAAATTGCTAAATGGGGTGACGAAGCTAAAACGGCACTGGGCGCAGACTTGGGCAAAGTACAGGGCCTTTGCGATACTGCCTGCCGTAAATTGGAGGCAATGTATCCGGGCTTGAACGTGCGTGAAGCGTTAGAAATTACTGGCGCAGGCAATCAAATTGCTATCGTGAGAGCATTTGCGAAACTTGGCGAACTGCTTGGCGAGGACCCCGGCTTGGCTGCACAAAACGGCGCGCAAGGCTTAAACGCTGCGCAAGGCATTGCAGCAAACATGTACCCGAAAACCGACTGGAGCAGGTACAAATAATTTATTAACTTTTAATTGAAAAACAGGAAGGATGATGAAACTATGGCTACTATTGGTTACTCCCAAACTATGAGTGACTTACGAAAGTATTTAACTCCGCAAGGCGCTATTGACCGCGTTATGGAAGTGCTTAACGAATCCAATCCTATTATGGAAGATATTCGGTGGATGGAAGGCGATTTGCCGATTGGTACTAAAACTACTATTCGTGCCAGCCTGCCTTCTCCATCTATCCGTCGTATTAACCGCGGTACTTCTCCGACTAAAGGCACTGTAAAGCAGCGCATTGATGTATGTATGCACTTGGAGGACCGTTCCTGCGTGGACGTTGAATTGCTTTCCGGCAAACCGAATCCGCAGGCTTTCCGTATGGCAGAGGATGATGCACACGTAGAAGGCATGGGCCAATACGTCGCACGTCAATTTTTGTACGGCAACTTAGATGAAGACCCGGACACTTTCAATGGTATTGCGGTACGCTACAATACTTTGACCGACGGCGGCAAAGGCACTCCAGGCCACCAGGTGATTTCCGCGGGTACCCCTGGTACCAACACCAACGCTTCCATCTACTTCGTAGATTGGGGCGACAGACGCGTAATGGGTGTATATCCTAAAGGCACCCAGGCAGGCTTGAAGACTGAGGACTTGGGCGAAAGTGATGTGTACGACGAGAACAACAAGCCGTTCCGTGCATTGCAGACCTTGTACTCTTGGAAGTGCGGCTTAGCGGTACAAAATGTTCGTTCTATTGTGCGCGTGTGCAACATTGATGTCCAAAAGCTTAACTCTTTGACTGACAGTGCGCAGCGCGAACTGATGAATAAATTCATCTTCGCAAAGAATCGTCTGCAAGACCCGAAAGCGCCGGTTGCGTATGTATCTGACGGGGTATACTCTTGGCTGGAGTGCTATTTGAACAACAAGAACAATGTTCATGTTACCCGTCAAGACTTTATGGACGCACCGCCTAAACTGTACCTTGCAGGTATTCAGATTAAGAAACTTGACTGCCAAAGCGAAACCGAAGCGGCAGTACAATAACCGGAAGGAGTGAATAACAATGATTTTTGACCAGCAAAATATGTACATGGATAATTCCTTGACCAGCAATGTAATTGCGAACGTTGGCGGCGGTGATGCGGCCGACCCGTTATTTCTTGTTATCACTGCGCCGACCGCCTTAGCTACTAGCGACACTATCACTGCGGCACTGGAAACTTCTGACAGCGAAAGCTTCGGCACTAAAACTGTTGTGGCGACTTATACTCTTGCTGCCAGCAAAAAGGGTATTTTGGTTGCAGCTAAACTGCCGTATGGCATGAAAGCTTTTTCCAGATTGACTGTAAGCGGCGCAAGCGACGGCAAACTGACTGCTGGCTTGACTGAAACTGTTCCGAACTGGCCGGGCTGATTTAGTACTTTAAGGGGAGGGCGAAAGCTCTTCCCTTTTTTAATAATCAAGGAGGAATAGTTAAAAATGCTTAACATTACCGATGTATGTAATATGGCGCTGGCTCATATCGCCAAAGGGCGTATAAGCAATATAGATGAGCAGTCGGAGTTGGCCAGACAGTGCAAACTGTTTTATGAGCCTACCCGCAAAGAGTTATTAAGAAGCTACACTTGGGGATTTGCAAAGCGCGTGAGCAAGCTTGCAGAACTTAGTATCGAATCTCCGTACTGGTCCCACGTTTACGCCTACCCCGAAAAGTGCCTTGCTGTGCGCAAGATATTTGACGCTGACACTGGCGCAATGATAAGGGCAGGCGAACAGCAGCAGGAAGAGTGGGACTTATATATGGCAAGTGACAACGTGCTTGGTATAGGCTGCAATATCCCTGCTGCGTGGCTTGAATATACCTATGACGTTGACGATGTGGAAATGTTTTCAAGTGATTTTTTGAGCGCGTTTACTCATATGCTGGCGTTTAATATCTGCGTACAACTGTCCGGCAACAGCGGCTTGCAGCAGACACAGTATCAGCTTGCAATGGCGGCTTTGCAGAAAGCGAAGTATACCACGGCAAGCGAAAAGAAAGAACTGCCGGACTACCCGAGCAAATACTTTGACGGGAGGGCGTAATTATGGCTAGTGGGTTAACACCTTATTATTTATTGCAGCCTGCGTTTACCGGCGGCGAAATCAGCGCCGAAGTTGCAAACCGCGTTGATTTAGATAAGTATCAGTTTGCGGTCCTGCAAGCCTATAACTGCCTTATCAAGCCGCACGGTCCTATTTATCGCAGACCAGGTATGAAGTATATGGCACGAACAAAATATAGCGATAAAGCGTGCATCCTGGTACCGTTCAACGGCGCAGACAGCACCGACTATCTTTTGGAGATTGGCGAGAAATATATAAGAGTGCATAAGAATGGACTTTATATAAACATAGAAGTTATGACACCGTACACGGCAGATATGCTGCAAGATTTGAGATTTGTTCAAAGCGCAGATACTATGTTTATCGCCAGCGGCAAATATCCCGTAAAACAGCTTGCAAGATATTCAGACACTGACTGGCGGTTTGCTGATTTTGAAATTACGGATATGTATTTCGACGAATCAACCTCACTTGAAAATTATAGCGGCATAAGTTATACAGTGCCTGGCACTTATCAATTTCAGCCGACTGTTACCGGCGAATATCAGATTGATATAGCCGGTGCAGGCGGCGGCGGTGGTGGTGCCGTTACATGGAAAAGGCACGGAGAACACCAAGTTTATAATTATGCCGCCAAAGGTGGCGACGGCGGCAGTGGTGAACGCATTATAAAAACTCTAACGCTGACCAAAGGCACAAGTTACACGATTACAGTTGGCGGCGGTGGCAGCGGCGGTGCTTATGCTTATAGTGCAGGCAACTACGAAGATACAACAGCTACTAGCGGCACTAAAGGCGCAGACAGTACGGCGTGTGGACTAACAGGCAGAGGCGGCGGAGCAGGTGGTGCTGCCAGTCGCAGGTATGGTAAGGATGGTTATTATTCTAATGCTGGCACGCAGGGCATAACATACGGCGAAGGTGGCGGTGCGGCAGGTGGTGCAGGCGGTACAAGAAAGGGCGGTGTGAGTGGTAAAGCAGGCGCTAATGGTTGGGTAAAGATTTTATATACCGGCAATAAAGAATTGACACCTTCAGGAACAACAGGCGATATTACCTTGACGAGCAACAAGAATATTTTTACTAGCAGCAAGCCGGGCGCGTATATCAAACTTAAACAAGAGATTGCAAGTAAGACTGTATCAACCAGCAACGGTACTACGGAAAGAGTACGCGTAGGCGAAAATTGGAAGGTTATCAGTCACGGAACCTGGAGCGGCAGTTTTGCTATAGAAAAAAGCGACGATGGCGAAAGCTGGAGGGAATACAGAAAATATACATCTAAAGATGATTACAACCCGTCCGAAAGCGGCAGCGTAACAGAGCCGGTATTTTTAAGGGCGATATGTACTATAACTAGCGGTACTTGCACTGTTGATTTAACAGCAATGGCCTACAATGCGGAAGGCGTTGTAAAGATTACTGAAATCACTAGCGACAGTACAGCTAAAGCCCATGTTGAAAAAGAACTTGGCTCAGCAGATATGACAACTAATTTCTTATGGGGCGCATGGAGTGAAGAATTTGGCTATCCGCAAACACTTTGCTTTTTCCAGGACAGACTGTGTTTTGGCGGCACGATGAAGCAGCCTTATATGGTATGGATGAGCAGAACCGGTGACTACGGCAATTTCAGCGTAGAGAAAGCAAGCGGCACTGTTACCGACGATAGCGCAGTAGCACTTGCGTTCGTGAGCCGCAAGCAGTTTAAGATTTTGCATTTGATAGCAAGCACCGATTTAATTGTCTTGACCGCTGGCAACGAATGGACAGTAAGCGGCAGCGATACTGTAACACCATCTAAGGCCGTACCGAAAATGCAGACTACACGCGGATGCAGCACTGTTGAGCCGCTGATGATTGGCGGCAGAATCGTGTTTGTACAAGGCCGTGGAAGCACTGTAAGGGATATGGCATATAGCTATGAAACAGACAGCTACGGCGGCAATGACTTAACCTTGCTGGCAAAGCATATCATAGAGAATGTGCAGATTGTCGACAGCGCGTATAAGCAGGAACCCGACAGCACTATTTACTTTGTGAGAAGCGACGGAACTATGGCTTGCTTATCCTACATCATGGAACAAAAAGTATATGCCTGGTCGACGATAGAAACGCAAGGCAAGATTGAAGCTGTGGCGGCAGTGCAGGAAGGCGACGAGGATATTATTTATCTTGTAGTACAACGAGAAATAAACGGCGTGACAGTACGCAATATCGAATATCTGGCAAAGAATCCTGCAAAGAGCAATAACCCCGACGATTATATTATGCTTGATAATGCTATTGAGTATAGCACTGCTGAAAAGAGCAGTGGGGAAACAGAGATTGATGCAGCAGAGCTGGCAGGTGAAAAAGTTACTGTTATCGGTGACGGAAGAATGTATAGCGGACTGACAGTAAGCCAGGACGGCACTGTGACGCTCCCGGCGGCCGTACAACACGCTTTTATTGGCTTGCCCTATAGAAGTATCGTGGAACTGCCAAACGTCGAAATTAAGACGGGTGACGGCACTATGCAAGGACGCAAAAAGCAGATTAGTAATTGCATCCTGCGTTTAAGTAATTCTCTTGGCGGCATGGTCGGCCCGGATATAAATACTATGGACTTGATGAACTTTGATGAGCAGAACGCAGTGAGCGATATTAAATTATTTACCGGTGATAAGCATATGACTTTGCCTATTGGCGGCTTTAATAACGAAGGCAGAGTGATTATCGTTACGGATGAGCCATATCCTTTTAACTTGCTGGCGGTAGTGCGGGAGGTGTCTTTCGGTGGCTAAGAAGTGGACTGTTGAAATCCTTGATAATAAGTCAAAAGAAAATGTTGTGCCGTTGATTGAAGAACTTATGCAAGATATACGGCCACATGATAAGGAAGATTTGGAAGCAAGCAGTGACCCGGTATTTGTGCTCATTGGCAGTATCAAACTTGACGAAGAAACAAGGGTATACCGTGGTGAGGACGGAAAACTGCTTGCGATATTTGGCAAGGGTACCATGGAATGGGGCGCACCGGGACGCGGAATCTGGATGGTAGGCACGAACGAACTTTACAATGGTTACACAAAGAGCCTGCTTTTCAAGGAAGCGAAAAGAGTGCTGAATGAATGGGTACGCAAGCATGGACTGCTGCACAACATTGTTTATGAGAAGAACCGCACTAGCATTAACTATTTAAGACACTTGGGGGCGGTATTCTTGGTAGAGCCTAAAATAGGTTGGGACGGCAAAAAGTTTTATCAGTTTTATATTCCATATAGAGGGGAGTGAACGTAATGGGTACACTTGGCATTTTAATGGGCCTGCAAACTGTCATGCAGTTAAGTGGCCAACATCAGCAGGCCAAACAGCAGGAGCAGGCATATAAAGCGCAGGCGCAGGCTGCACAGCAGAACGCGGCTATTATGAGCCGCCAACGTGAGCAGCAGGCAGAAGCGTATGCGCAGAAGCAAAGCCAACTCAACGATAGAATGAGGCTTGCAAGAGGGCAGGCGCTGGCGGCGGCCGGCAGCAGCGGCCTAACCGACAGCGGCAGTGTTGCTGATATTCTTTCAAGCAGCGAGGACGCTTACAAAAAAGACAGTATGAATCTGTTGCAAAATCAGCGTAATGATGCGTGGAGCACTTATGTAAACGAGGTTAATTATCGCAACCAGGCAAGCGCATATAATGCGGCGGCGAAGAACGCTAAAGCCAACGGCAAAATGCAGATGTTTAGTACGCTTGTAGGTGCGGCGGCGAACGCTTACTCTAAAGGCATGATTGGCGGCAGCAAGGGAACAACTACGGTAAGCAGTGACGATTGGTACGATGCTAACAGTGATTTCAATCTTCCTGCTAGCAATATGAACGGCTTTAATCTTTACAACCAGGCAAAGAAGAATAACCCGTTCATGGACAATACAGGCTTTACTAAATGGAGCTGGTAAGGGAGGTACAGTATGAAGATTGCAGGTTATCAAGGCGGCGTCAATTTAGGTACAGGCGGCGCGACTGTCAAAGTATCAAGTGACCTTAACGCTTATGGCAGCGGCGGCAAAGGACTTGCCGCTATTGCCGGTGCCGCCAACAAATGGGCGGTAGCAGTAGAAGCGCAACAGGAAGATGAAGATAAGCAGTCTATCCTTAATGCTATGGACATATTCAATAAGAGCCGCTATAACATCATGTACAATGACGAAAGCGGCCTTATGAATACAAAGCTAGAAGGCACTGCCGGTGCAAGCAGCAGTTATACGGAACAGATAAATAAAGCAAGGCAGGATGTATTAAGTAATACCAAATTGCACAGCAAAAAGAACCAGCTTGCATTAGACCATTTAATGTATCAGAGCGCACAGCAAGGCTTCCAGACTGTCGACCAATACGAGCAGAAGCAAAAAGAAGCAGTCACTGATTTGCGCTATGACAATAATATTCAGAACTCCTGCGAGTTCGTACAGAAGAACTGGAACAACCCGCAGGCGCTGCAAGATGAAATTATTCGTACACAGTTGCTGACAAGTGCTATATATGGCAAGCGTGGCGCAGAGTTTATCGAATCTAAGAGCAGAGCCAACATTGGGCAGGTGGTAGCAAGTGCCGTCGGTGCAAGCATCACCAACGAAGATTATGGCACTATGCGTAACATCATGGATAAGTACGGTAGTTATCTGACTGCCAATCAGCGAGCTGCTTTTGAAAAGGTGGCATACGATAAAGAGAGCAGCGCTTTTGAAAGAAATACCGCTAAAGATTTGTATGCTAAATATGGCGACAATGAAGAAGCAGTACGCAAAGAACTTGAAGGCATGAAAGGATTTAGCGGCGGCGAAAGCGGTAATGATTTTGAGAATTTGCTAACTTCTTTCGGTATTCAAGAGAGCGGTGGCAATTATAACGCCAAGAATGGCCGCACCGGTGCAAGCGGCAAGTATCAGATTTTGCCGGATAACTGGCCTAGCTGGAGCCAAGAAGCAGGCTTGCCAGCAGGTGCAGAAATGACACCGGAAAATCAAGAGATTGTAGCACGCTTTAAGTTAAAACAATACTATGATAAATACGGTGCAGCAGGTGCAGCGGTAGCATGGTATAGCGGAGAAACTAATGCACAACGCTGGGTGAGCGGTAAAACAACGGATGTATGGGGGAATACCTGGGACACACCGCAGCATGGGAATGAGCCTAGTATCAAAGAATATGCAGAGAGTGTTACCAATAGGGCAGGGAACGTGCGCAGCACCCACAACATGAGCCAGGATGAGCAAGACCGCATTATGAAGCAGTACCGCACTATTAAAGCAGACCATGACAGAATAGAAACTTATAAGAAAAACAAACTTTTTGAAGGAATAAAGAATGAGATATTTGCTATGTTTAATAACGGTACAAGCTACAGTGAAGCTATGACGTGGGCTACTAGTCAAGCAGGCAGTGACCCCGATAAGTATGTAACATACAGAAATGCAGTGACGGCGATATATGGACCGCAAGGCAGAAGCGGAAGCAGTGGTGGCGGTAACGGAAAACTTGATGACGATGCAATAGGCGTACTGGAAGATATGCTGCAAGAAGGCAAGTTTTCTAGCATTGACCAATTCTTAGCATACGCTGCTAACAAAGGTGCATCGTCTGCACAGCGCGGGAAGTTAGAAAAAATATACAACGATTGGTATAGCGGTACAGGCGAATTTGCTTTTGATATGGAAGGCCTTGTACAACAAGTCGCAGGCAAAAATGCCGATGCACTGTATAAGAAAAAAATCCAAAACTACGGCCGGCAATGGGTACGCGCTTATCGCGTAAAAAATCACGGCATGAATCCGGGTGAAACGGAGTTGTTGGAAGCCTTGAGAAACTGCGTAACTACTAAGGTTTACGGCAGCTATGTTACCGAAAAACATTCATTCTGGTTTGACAGTACAGAAGATATAAAAGCAAGTGACGCAGATTTGATTGCACGTGGTATCGCAAGCGTAAACAAAACCGGTGATGATTGGTACGATGTTAAATGGCTGGATGGCACATCGGGCAAAATAAACGGTGCATATCTGGCAAAGTTACTGAAAGGAGATTACTAAATGGCTAATGAACCTTTAGACGAATTCGACCGCAGATTAAAGGCAAAAAAGGAATATGCTAATTATGGCTTTATTGCTGATATTGACAGCGGCTTGTCACCTGCTGAAACTCTAGGCTATTATGACCTGCAAAAAATGAGCGACGATGAGTACAATAAGTTTTCGCAGGCAGTACAGAGCAATAGCTCACCGACGATTGATACTAGCAGCATTATCAACGATGATAAACCAGGCATAGGCACTGCCGTAATGAACAGCCTTAAAGGTTCGGTGCGTGGCTTATTCGGTGCGGCTAAAGCGACCGTTGACGCTAATATTGAAGCTCATAAGGGTGACAAGAATGTTGTTAAAGAGTATGACCAATCAGAGAACATCAGCAAGGCTTTAGGCTATGTCACCGATGAGATTTTGAAGCGCGAAGAAGTTAAGGCTGATACGGCGGCTGGGCAACTTGGTTATGATTTGGCTGAAAACGGTATTCAGCTTTTAGTGCAACTTGCGCTGACTAAAGGTGTAGGCGCTGCCGGTGCAACTGCAAAAACTGTACACGCTATCAGTATGCTTTACAATGGCGCCAACATCAGCGGCGAACAATACCTGCGACTGCGCAAAGAGGGCGTAAGCGCAAGCAGAGCAGCAGAGGCAGGCTTGATGAACGCAATTCCGCAAGCGGTATTAGAGGAACTGCCACTTGGCAGACTGCTTAAAAAGATGCCTGCCGGTAGCGGGCTGAAAGCTAAGATATGGGAAGTTACCAAACGTGGCCTTGAAGAAGGTGTTACCGAAGCATTACAGGAATTCCCGGAGCAAGCTACGGACTTATGGGCAAAGAACCCCGGCGCAAGCACTGCCAAACTTGCAGAGAAGTGGGGCGAGAACTGGCAGCAGAACTTGAAGGAAGCAGGATATAGCGGCCTTGTCAGTGCTATTCTTGGCGGCAGTGTTAGCGGCGTAAGCGTTGCCGTTGACAGTGCTGTTGAGCACGTCGCTTTGAAAGCCAACGAAGAACGCAAGGCAAAGTTAGTAGCAGATGCTGAAAGAATCAGAGAAACAGGCATTAACCCGGAGCGTGCGGCGGCTGAAATTGAAGCGAACAATCCTAACTTTGAGGACGATACTGTTACTGTATCAGCACAGGACTTGGAAGGCTACAAGCAGACCAGCAGCAACAATAAACTTTTTGAGGAATTAGGAATTACCGAAGAAGAAGTCGGAGCGGCTGCGGAGCTTGGGCAGGATATAGACATTAGCCGTGGCAAGTTTACGGCGGCTATGGCTAAAGACAATGCACTGTTTGAAGCTACGAAAGACAATATGTACTTTGACAGCAATGGCGAATTGTCGGACGGCGGTGCAAAGACACGCAAAGAACTGCGAGAAGGGTACAACTTAACCAGGCAGGCAAGCGCGGAGCTTGACACAGAACTTGACGCTATTGTTGGCAGCGCTACTAAAGCAGGTATGAATAAATCTCATGCCGGCAATTTGCGCTTAGTGCTGGAGAGCCGCGCACTTATTGCAGACCCCGAAAATCCTGCTGCGTGGCTGCAAAAGAATAAGCTGCGCTTTGAAGATGGCGGCAAAGCTAAACAAAAGAATGGCTGGTTTAGCAAGGGAGGAGTGCTTAAAAAAGAGCAATTCTATACTACTAATATTACCGGAAATGAGATGGGACACTATTCAGATTTGAAGAGCTTGCAGAAAAAGGCTTTTGCATGGTATAGGGACAACTTGCAAGGCACGAGCGTTCATAATGGTGTATTGGGTGATATTAGAATAGATAAAGGGTATCAAGAAAATAATATTAAATTTGGCACAAGTGGCAGAAAGAAAATGGAACACACTTCCGCTAAAAAAGAAAAACTTTTTGCATTGCGCTATTTACGTGAAATTATGGAGAATGGTAATTTCGTTACAGAATCTGCGCCGCAAAAAGAAAAACATTCAGACGAGAATTTTTATTATATTCATTCTGCACTGAATGTTAATGGTGAAAAACGTTATGTAGTTGTTACAGTAAGAGAACATAATGATAAATCATTATCATATTATAATCATAATGTTTTTAACGAAAGTGAGTATAAAAAAATAGAGGACGCGTTCAAGCCCTCGGGTTCCGAGCAATTCAAGGCTCAGCCCAGTATCTCAAACAAAACGTCCTCTTTTGCTGATAGTGTATCACAAAAAGCAGATAATTACAAGCAACAAAAAATTGTCAACGGTACACTGAAAGATAAAGGCATGATTTCCCCAATGGATGATGGTACTTATGTTATCACGCTTTTTAAGGGCGCAGATGCAAGTACAGTTATCCACGAAACAGGGCACTACTTTGTGGAAACCATGATTAACGAAGCATTGGCAGACCCCAGCAACACAAGACTAAACGCTGATGCGAAAAAGCTCATGGAGTATGCAGGCATTGACGCTGACACATGGGCAAGCGGTGACGTTGAAGCAAAGAGAGCCGGCCATGAAAAACTGGCAGAAGCATTTGAAACCTACATCATGGAAGGCAAAGCGCCTAGTGTTGGCTTGCGCGGAGTGTTCCAGAGATTCGCTAATTGGTTATCAGCTATTTATAGCAAGATAGCAAGAAGCGAAAATGCGGCAGACTTAACGCCGGAAGTACGGCAGGTATTCGACAGAATGTTGGCGTGCCGTGAAGAAATTGAAGTTATGGCGCGCATGGAGGGCATATTCGGCGGCTTGCCAGAGAATATAACATCCAAGTTATCAGACAAAAATAAAAAGACCTTGCAGGATAAAATCTTAAAGGCTAAAGACAAGGCCGTGGATATTCTGACAAGACGCGCGATGGCTGATTTCAGCGCAAAGCGCAGAGCTGAAAAGGCTGCTTTCATCGAAGAAATACGGCCGCAGATTGAGCAGGCAGTAGCGCAAGAACTTGTCAATCGTGCAAGAGTGCAAGTCGGGCAGGAATTCGGGCAAGAATCAAAGCTTGCCAATCCTGCAATTATAGCAAGAAAGTACAGGCACGTTTTAGGAAGCGTACTGCCAAACTATAATGATATGCTGAACGATACTAACGCCAGCATTGACGATATACTCAATCCGATAGTTGAGTATCTTCAAGCAGAAGTCGACACATACGGCACACTTTCTAAAGAGCGTGTTGCAAATGCCGAAGATATGCTGATTGCTATGTTTAGCAAGTCACGACAAAAAACTGTAACCAATCCTACATTTGTTGTTGATGAGCACGGCATGGCTCATGCTAACTTCAAGCAGAAAATCAACGAATGGGAAACAATAGAAGCTAATCCGCGTAGGCTTGCAAGAAAATATATTTATGGCAATGAACGTATAAACTATAACGAATTATTAAAAGACACAAACAGAACTATTGATGATATTTTAAATCCCATTGCTGACAGAATAGAAAGCGAGCTTGCGGAATATCAAGATACAGTCAAGAGTGAGCGTGCGTTTTTCATCAATGGTAAGTGGGGCTACTTTGCCGCAACCAATAGAACAGAAGGCAAGTATGCAAATGACTTTGCAGGCATACCGGACCAAAGCGCAGTCTTGGTTGATTTTGGTGAGATAGGCAAGGAAGGAAAACGTCATTGGACTAAGCGAGCTTTAGAGCAAGCGGATATTGAAGGCCTTGTATTCCATGAAGCAGGTGACAGTATTCGTAATGTCAACTGGGTATCAAGATACGTTCATGACTACGGCGGCAGCGTAAGCGACTTGACCAGTAAAAAAGGACGCAGAAGAATTGCTGAAAAGATTGCAAGAGGCGAAGATATAGCGGATTACTACGATTTGCGTAGCACCGGTTTAGATTATGGCGACGCTGAAATTAAGGCAGACTTTAAGCATATTGTAGATGAGCTGGACAGACTGCAAGCCTTGAAACATAGACTTGAAACAGACCCCGAAGGTGTCGACCTGGTAAAAGAAAGTAAGCGCAACCAATTATCGCAGGAGCAAAAAGAACTCTTTGACCAGATAGCAGAGGAAAACGGCTATGCCAGCGGCTACGAAATGGCAAGGGAGATTGTCGAAGGTTACACCGTCAATGAGAATGAAGGCAGCGACGTACAGGACAACTGGGCAAGGAACTATATTCGTAACGGCGGTGACAGAGCGAAACTAAAGAATGAGGAAGGCTTGAAGGAGATTGCCGAAACTTTGGTAGAGGGTGAGCAGCTTACAGAGCTTAACGAGCTTAAAGCCTTGAAGCACGAGCTTGAAACTAATCCGGATAAAGTCGACCTTGTGGAGATGAGCAAAAAGCGTGCCTTGTCTAACGAGCAGAGAGAACTGTTTGACTGGGTGGCTGACAGTTTGGGCTATGACAGTGGCGATGCTATGGCGCAGGATATTTTGACTTCACCGAGCGAAAGAGCTATGGTACGTCAAGAGATTGACAAGGCTGTGAACCGCAGATTCCCCGACTTCATGCAGGAGCGTGAGCAGGCAAGAGAAGCGGCAAGGGAAGCACTCTATAATGACGAGAGCGGCGAAGTGGTGGCACTTGAACAACAGCTTATTGATGAGGCACTCAACGAAATAAGCGACAAGGATATTAAGCAAAAAGAGCGTGAGAATATTGCTAAAGTGCGGAAGCAGAACGCAGACAATTTTGCTAAACGCTATATTCAGACTTTGCCAGCAGGCGAAGTTATGAAGCCGAGAAGATTTGCTATGGCAGAACGCAGAGCGGCGGCTAATGCAAACAAGGCTGCTAAAGCCGGACTTTTGGAAGAAGCGGCTATGTATAAGCAGCAGCAGATGATTAATCACGCTTTGTATCGTGAAGCAGTCAAGGCCAAACATCAGATTGAAAGCGCAAGAAAGTACGTCAAAAAGCAGATGCACAGCAAGAAAGAAGTGTGGGGAACAGAGCAGCACTTCTTCCAGATGTGCGCATTGCTGGAGCGTATGGGCTATCACCGCAAGGACTTTAACACCAACGGCAGAGAAGTGCAGCCGCTTAGCGATTACATTGCAGAGATGCAGGCAAAGTACGGTGACGAAATTATTTCTATGCCGGAGTTTGTTTTGAACCCGAATAATGATTTGACCAACGCGCCGCAGCTTAGCCTTGCGAACTATATGGACGTTATCGACGCACTGAAAAACATTCGTGCTATTGCAAAGCAGGATACGCAGATGAACAAAATCGCCGCCGGTGAAGCCTTTGAACAGGTTAAGGCTGACACGATAGCGCACCTGCAAGAATTGCCGGTAGAGTATGAGGCGGAGATTGGCAGCGACAGCAAAAAGAGCCTGCGTAAGCGAATTGTCGAATGGCCTAAAAACTTCATGGCTACGCTGCGTAATGCTGATAACTTCTTCTTGATGATGGATAATTGGACAGAAGGTTATTTTACTAGGGAATTTTACAACAAAATCAACCATTGCGCAGATATGGAAAGCACGATGCTTGAAGGTTATCAGAAGGAGCTTACAGATGCTTTGCAGAAATGGGAACCGGACAAGAAAACAGGTATTGCACACGAACAGAGAATTTACTACGAAGAGCTTGGCGGCAGCGCAGATAAGCATGCTTTGATTGCTATGCTGTGCAACCTGGGCAGCGACAGCAACGCCGCAAGGCTGTGTTCGCAAAAACCGGTAGGCGTAAAGAATTCCGATATATGGGTGGAAGAATCGGAGCTTATAGGCAGAGAAGAAGCAATGCTGCAAACTAAACAAAACCTTATAGAGTTTTTATGCAAGCATCTGACTAAAGAAGATATTGCCTATGCGCAGGCCCGTATCAATTCGGCAAGTAAATTCTGGCCCATGCTGGCAGAAGTCAACCGCAGAACAAAAGGCTTTGAGCCGCCGAAGATTGAAGCGTCGCCGCTGGTGATGAAGCTTGCAAGCGGTGAAAGCGTGGTATTTGAAGGTGGTTACTTCCCGTTGGAGCGTGATACACGTACCGGCAGTATGCCCGGTAAATTCGACAGAATCGACAGTACCGAAGAAGGCAGCAGACCGCCGCAGCGGACTTTGGCTACTAATACCGGTTCCAGCAAGGCGCGTACTGGCGGCAAGTATCCCGTCGACTTATCGCGCGGCAGTGAGGTTACGGCGGTGAAAAGCACTATTCATGATATTTGTTATCGTGAAACAATGCTTGATTTCAGAAAGATACTGAACGATGAGGATATTTACCGCAACATGGTTGAGCGTTTAGGCGATACCAACGTAAGACTTTTGAGAGAGTTTTTGCAGGCTTGCGCTAATCCGTACGGCAATAAAACAGCATATATGGCAGAGAATCTGTTTACGAAAGCCGCCAACGCTTTACGTAATATCGCAACAAATACGGCTATTATGCTTAACTTCAAAATGGCAATGCTGAACTTTCCTAACATCCTGCCATATGGTAATAGTGTAGAAGGCTTTACTCATGCCGACACTTTCAGAGCCTTGTACCGTGGCTTTACAGGTGAAGGCAGGGCAGAAGTAGATGCGATTTGTGCAAAAAGCGTGTTTATGCGTGAACGCATGGAAGTACCAGACGTTACATTGAGAGATATTCAGAATCGTTCCGACCTTAACTCAATTGAGAAAAAGACGCTGAAATATGGTGCAATGCTGTTAGGCTACACTGATATGATGACTGCAAAGCCGGTATTTGCAGAAGCATACATGAAGAAAATCAACGAAGGCAAGACGGAGCAGGAAGCACTAGACTTTGCGAACGCTGTTATTCGGCGCACGTTAGGCAGCAGCCGAATTCATGATGTATCAAGTCTGCAACGTGGCAGCGGCTTATTCAGACTGTTTACGATGTTCCAGGGATTTTTCAACACACAGTTTAACCAATGGGACAGAGAAGCACATATCGCCAAAAGGTTATGGAATAGCGGCGAGAAAAAAGAAATGGCTGAACGGCTGATTGCTTTCGTTACCGCTAAATGGTTAGGCGTATGCTTGCTGAACGTAGCTATTGCAGAGCTTTCTTTGACCGCGCCTTTTGAGAAAGACAAAAAAGACGATTGGAATAATCTTGCAAAAGAGCTTATCACCTACCCGTTGTCTATGGGCGGCCCCGTAGGGCAGGCAGCGAATGTTGGCGTACAGAGCTTGCTAGGCATGAGAAACTACGGCTACAGACTGACTGCGGCGCAAGGCTTGATTGACAGAGGCTTTACTGTTGCAAGACGTATAAACGATGTTGTGGAAGGTAAGAAAGAGCCTAGCGAATTGGCAGAGCAGGTGGCATATGTCGGCGGCGCATGGCTTGGTATTCCTAGCGGCATCTTCAATATCATATTCAACGGTATAGATATTGCTGCTGGTGATATGGATTTCGAACTGCAAGATATTTACAAGCGCAGACCAAAAAGCGAACGTAAAAAAGATTGACAAAAATTTCACAAAGTAGCATAGATATGAATCTCCAAAAATAGGTATATAATTAGTTAAAGTGAATTTATTAAGTGTAGATATAAAAATATATCTACACTTTTCTTTTGGCAAAAATAATAAAAGGAGGGGAACTATTATGCTTGCTCATGTTGAGAACAGAATCACATATAGCGGCAACGGAAATGCAACAGAGTTTGCGTATCAGTTTAAAATTTTAAACCGAACGGACATTAAAGTTTTGCTGACAGACGCAGACGGCAAAGAAAAACTGCTGACTAAAGATTATTATGTTGACGTTGAAAAAAGCGTTGTGCGTTATCCAGGTTACGCAGTCGGCGCAGAAGTGCCGGAGAGTGAACGGCCGCCGGCGTTGCCGACAGGTTGGAAACTGACGATTTATAGGGAAGTGCCGGTAACGCAGGAAACGGATTTGCCAGACCAATATCCTTTTAACCAGGTTGAGGCAATCGGTGACAAATTGACGATGATTGCGCAACAGCTTACCGATACTACCGACAGAAGTTTGAAAATCGGTGTAAGCAAAAGTACTGATATTGATACTGTAATCCCGTGGGAGAACGGCAAGAGCTTTAGAATTAGCGACGACGGAAAAACTCTTGAATTGTCGGAAGACCCGGCAAAGGTTTTGCCATTGGCGCAAGGCGTTTATGCGCAGACTCAAGCACAAGCGCAGATTGCATCTGCAAGTGCAGCTGCAGCGGCAAAGAGTGAAGATAGTGCATTCGAATCAGCAGGCGTAGCAGGTAACAGCGCACAGTACGCGAGCTTATCTGCTGCAAGCGCTGCTGAAAATGCGGAGCTGACGAGTGGTTATAAGCAGGAGGCATTAACCGCCAAGGCTGACGCTACGGCATCTGCAACCAACGCAAAGGCAAGCGAAGCCAATGCAAAAACTAGTGAAAACAACGCAGAAGCCAGCAAGGAAGCAGCACAATCTGCTGCTACTACCGCTAGTAACTATGCGTCTGCTTCCAGAGGTAGCGCAAATGAAGCACAGACCTTCAAGACCACTACACAAACCTATATGAACAACGCAGAGTTATACATGAACAACGCTAAGAATTATAGCGAGAATGTGAATGTATTTATTCCTAGTGTATCTTCTTCTGGTGTGTTGAGTTGGACAAATAAGGCTGGCTTGGATAATCCTGCTAGTGTTAACATTAAGGGTGCAAAAGGTGACAAAGGTGACGCTGGCGCACAAGGTATACAAGGTGCAAAAGGTGACAAAGGCGATAAAGGTGAGCAAGGCTTACAAGGTATTGCTGGTACTGCTGCTACTATCCGTATTGGCAGTGTGTATACAGGTGAACCCGGCACTAACGCAAGTGTTTCCAATAGTGGTACTTCTACTAATGCTATCTTGAACTTTACGATTCCAAGAGGTAATCCGGGTTCTGGTGGTGGTAGCACTGTTGATGTAGATGCTGCATTAAGTGATTCCAGTCTAAACCCTGTGCAGAACAAGGTTATCAAAGAAGCCTTAGATGGTAAATTAGGTAAAACTGAAACAGCAGCAGCAGCAACTCATGATGGTGCAGGTAATGTCATTGTTGATACCTATGCTAAGAAAACTGATATTACTAATATTACTGTGGATAGCTTATTGTCCAGCACTTCGACTAACCCTGTACAGAACAAGGTTATATACAGTGCCTTAGCTGACAAGATGAGTACCGAAGATATTCTCTCTGGTTTTGCTTTACTTGGTGGAGCTACTAACATAAGGTGGCGTGAAGGCACACAGTTTATTGGTTCAATCAATGCTGCAAATTATAGTGGCACGGCTAGGGCAGCAACTCATGATGGTGCAGGTAATGTCATTGTTGATACCTATGCTAAGAAGGCAGATGTTAGTGGAGTGGTTAAGAGTGTTAACGATACAAAACCCGACGCTAGTGGCAATGTAACTATTGCAGTTAGTGGTGGTGGCGTTAGCACATCGGAATCTAATACGTGGAGTGCACAGCAGAATTTCCATGACCTTATGCTCAACCGAGAGAAGTACACTACTTATGTTATCAATGGCACATCCGATACACCTATAACCTCTACAGTGGTTTATGCTGTAACAGGTGCATTTACACTTGACCTTGCTACTTTGGCTGGAGCATTAAGTGCTAGTCAATCGTCTGTGTTTACTGCATACTTTGCTGCAAATGCAGATTACAGTTTGACTATAAGCAATGCAGGAAAATTAAAATATGTTGGTAGCGCAAGTGACGTAGCTATTACAAGTGCAGGATTGCTCCTTAACATTTGGATGAGCAAAGATGGTGGAGGTACGTTGACGAGCATTGTACAAGCTAACAAGTTAGGAGGTGACGTATAATGGGACTTAATAGAATGATGATGGGAAAAGGTGAAGTAAAGGTTGAAGATGGTAGCAAGGATTGGAGTTATGCTGAAGCAGGTAATAAAACAATTTCTTTTACTGTTCCACCGGGGATTAAAAGAATCAAAGTGGTTGCAGTAGTTGATTCGGTTGAAGGTAACCCGGAAGATTCTAATTATGCTTCTATAGAAAATAAAATGACTAATAAAACATGGGGCGAAGGTTTCTCAGAATCTAATGGAGAAGGAGAACTCGTTGACCATCAAGATATTGATTCCATTGTAGGTGTGACCCCGAATAAAACTTATACATTGCTGTTTAATTGCTATTATACAAATGGTGTAACTTTTTCATGGGGTAAAGCAATAAATGACATGAAGCCTACAGTTGAAGATTATTAAGCAAAGGAGAAACAAAATGCAAACAAAATATAAATACAAAGACCAAACCTACTCTAGCATTTACCCACTTTCAGAAGCCTTAGGCAAAGAGGGTATTTTCATCCCACTATCAATCAGCGATGAATCCTTAGCAGAATTAGGCGTAACCGTTACGCATGAGGAAGAACCTTTGGAAGTGATTAAGCAACGCAAGATTACGGAGCTTAAATATCAGCGTGATAAAGCTGAGGTTGAGCCTATCATATACCAAGGTTACTCTTTTGATTATGATGACAAAGCTAGGGATAGAATTAGTGCAGCTATTGTTGCCCTTGAAGTCTTAGGTGCTTCCGTCACCCTCATATGGACTACCGCAGATAATAAAGATGTAAAAGTAACTGCATCTGACCTGCGTGGCATTATTGCACAGGTGGCGTTGAGAAGCGACAAGCTCCACACAGCTTATAGAAAAGCTAAGGAGAAAGTAGAAACTGCTATAACTAAAGCAGAAGTTGAAAATGTTGTATTAGAAGTTTAAATATCAGCAACAAAATAAATAGGAATGAGGTGTTTTATGATTGAATCAACTGTACAAACTGTAATAAATATTATTGCTGGTGCTGTTATCTCTTATATCTTTGCGTTATATCATACAAAGAAAAAAGAAAATGACGCACTAAAGGCAGGCTTGCAAGCGTTGCTCCGCGATAGAATCATCCAGGCTTATAATCACTATGTCCAGGATAAAGGCTGGATACCAATCTACGCAAAAGAAAGCATCGACGCCTGCTACCGGAGTTACGAGGCGCTTGGAGATAATGGCGTCATTGATAGTTTAATGGAGCAATTAAATGAACTGCCTAACTATGATTTAAAAGGACATGATGAAAAATGCAAGGAGTGTAAGTGTCATGCGTAAATTGATTAACATGTTGAAAAAGAACGATAACGCTTACAGCGTAGGCAGAATCTGCGCTGTTATAGGCTTTGCCGTTTGGGTATTAGTTACATTATGGCTTGCTTTTTTTGCCAAAACCTGGAGCGGCTACGAGAGTTGTACACTTGGTATGGTTACGCTGCTGCTTGTACAGTTAGGCAACAAGGCTATTGAAACAAGAATGTTTAAAGTGAAAAGTGAGGAGCGGAACGATGAGTGATTGGAACAAAAACCTTGCGAGAGAAATCGCAAAAGGCATTATCGCAACAGGCATTGAAGGCGGTTATGACAGCGTAGCAAAGTCTACGGCTTATAATTATCCTTCAATCGGTGTGTCGCAATGGGAGGGCAACAGAGCCGATGAGCTTTTGAGAGCTATTCCCGGCGGTGAAGAATTTATTGGCAGAACCTATATTGATATTAAGGCAAGCGGCGAACTGCCGATGCTTAAAGAGTTGTTAAGAAGCGACGCAGGACAGCAGGCGCAGTTAGAACAGTTGTCACGTGACTGCCTGCAATATGTCGAGGTGCTTCAACAGGTGCCGACGTTGGATGATACACGCTGCCTTATTTATGCTGGCATGTGGTGTCCGACTAGCACTTATGTTGTAAAGCGTTTCCTGGAGAATCGTTTTGAGCGCGTCAACCTGCGTAGTCTGGAGGCACTTTACAAGCTGTTTAAGAATTACTATTGGATTGCTGCCGATGTTGGTGAGATGTATAGAGCAGGTTACGCCAATAGAGCGGAAGCTACGTATCAGTATGTTGCTGGCATTGACTTAACAACACCGTATGGCGTACCTGCGTATGGCTTTGCTGGTAATGGAAGATAAGGAGGTGAAATCATGGAAGAATTAAAAGCTTTTGTTGCTGACAAGAAATTTTTAGTAGGCCTTGTTTTAGGCTTTACTCTCGGTGCGTTGCATCATTACTTTGCTCTCTAATCTGAATATCTAACTACAAGAAGGCGCAAATTGCACAAAAATACTTCGCCTATGAGTGCTTTGAAATTAGCACCGCTTATGATTTATCCTGCGGCGAGCTAAAGCCGCTTGTAGGCGAAGTTTGTGCTTCTGACACGATTTATTATATTTTACAAATATAGATATTTACATGAGGTAATAATGAAAGATGAAACAAGACGCAAGATTGATAGAGCCGTTAAGATTAGTCTTATTGTTGCTGGCCTTCTGCTTATCTGTAATGACGTGTACTGGCGTTGGCACGGCGGAAGCGGCACCCAAGCAGATAACAATGTCAATCGAACAATGGAATCAATTCAAAAATCAAACGAATCTGCTGGAAGCGAAATTGAATCTGGCAGACGAGAAATTGAAACAGCAGAAGAACACGTCAGCAGTTCTGTTGACGCAATTAAGCGAAGCGAAGAAGCAGCTCACTCTAACGCAAGAAGCGCTGACGAACTCCAAGCGCTCATTAGTGAATGCAAAGGAATCGTTGAAGCGCAGCGAGAAATTATACGAGACGTTGATAGAGCAAATGGAATACGACCGGAAGAGAACGAACAGAATTAAGTATCAGCGGAATATTTATGCAGGTACTGCGTTATTCTTCTTGCTTTGCGCAGCTGCAAAATAAAATTATTGGATGGTGTTACGATGGATGAAAAGGAACAAATACCAGCAGGCATTATTACAATGTTATTAAAAGGTTATGTAGAAACTATTGCTTTCCAAAGAAAGATAATCTGTGCCGCTTTGTTTGGATGGGCGGCAACAGCTATAGCTTTTATTTATTTAGGTAGGCGACAATAAAATGGACACACTGCTGAAGAACACGCGTGACTGGCTACAAACATCAACGCGGCGTTCTTTCAGCGCGGTATTGGAAGAAGCAAAGATAACACCACGGCAGGTAGAAATTTGCGAGCTGAAATTTGTAAAAGGCTTGACTAACTATCAGATAGCTATGCAATTGAATGTATCTGTCAAAACAGTGGATAAGGAATTGAATACTGCGTATAAACAAATAACAAATGTATTATCATTCCTTTAAATGCAACGAACCGCCTTTTATGGCGGTTCTTTTTTTATGGGGAATTTGTAGGGATTGCTTTGCTAAAAATCAGCTAAACTATAAGTGAGGTGATAAGTATGTACGGACAATATAACCCTTATATGGGCGCAACACCGCAGATGCAGCAACGGCTGAATTATTTGCAGCAACAACAGCAGCAGATGTACCAGCCAACTATGCAGCAGCCTATGCCTATGGCATTGAAAGGCAGAATTGTTACCAGCATGGATGAAGCAAAGGCAGCTCAAATTGACTTGGACGGAACGAGCACTTTCTTCCCTTGCCCTGCCGAAGGAAAGATTTACGAAAAACTTATAGGCTTAGACGGCCTGCCGATTTTCAGAGTATATCAAATTAACAATTCGCAGAAGCAGCCTGCATATGCTGAACAAAACATTGTAGATAGATTAGTAGAACGTGTGGACAGATTGGAAAAGCAGATTGGAGGGATGAACCATGAACCCGATGCAGATAATGGCAATGTTACAGAACAGCGGTAATCCTATGATGATGCTTACACAATTAGCACAGCAGAATCCTATGATGAGCCGCGCGATGCAAATGGGGCAAGGCAAGAACGAAGTGCAGTTAAAAGAAACTGTACGTAACCTTGCAAGGCAACGCGGCATGAGTGACGAACAGTTTACTCAGTTTTTAAGTCAATTCGGTTTAAAGCTCTAATGCGCGCAATGAGCTTTACATATAATTCCTGGAGGTGAAATTTTATCATGGAAGGTGCAAACATTGTTCCGGTAATGGACATGAACAGAAACAACAACTACGGCGACTGCTGGGGCGGCGGTATGTGGTTTATGTGGATTATCGTTCTTTTCGCTCTTATGGGCGGCTGGGGCGGTAATTGGAATAACCGCGGCAATATGGGCGCAGAAATCTTTGCTAATGGCAGTATGACACGTGACCAAATCGCAGACCAATTTTCTATGCAGGATATTAAAGAAGGTATTCGTGGCGTTCAAAATGGTTTGTGTGATGGCTTCTACGCTCAGAACAGCACTATGCTGAATGGTTTTAATGGTGTACAACGTGACATTATGCAGACCGGCTATCAGTTAGGCAGTCAGCTTTCCGAAAATCGTTTTGCTCAACAGCAATGCTGCTGCGAAACTAACAGAAATATTGACGCAGTGCGCTATGAGAACGCGCGTAATACCTGCGATATTGTCACCGCAGTAAAAGAGGACGGCGAAAAGACCAGAGCAGTTCTGATTGCCAACCAAATCCAAGACTTGCGCGACAAGCTGGCAGACCGTGACCGCGACTTGCAGACTGCAAACTTCCAATTATCTCAACAGGCGCAGAGTGCAAATCTTATCGGTACATTAAGACCTTATCCGCAACCGGCTTATATTACGAATAGCCCGTATCAAAGCATTGCTGCTAACGTAGCCGGTGCTTGTGGCTGTGCGTATAACGCAGGCTGAAAATAATAAGTTATGTGCATTAACTGCACTGCAAGGGACGGTGCAGGCCGTCCCTATTGCTTTAATAAAGAGGTGAAAACAAATGATTTGCAATCAGAAATCCGCATTAACAACGGTAGCAACGGCGGCGCAGACTGTTGCAGCGAACGGCTTTGTCGGCTTCCCTACTAACAATCTTCTGACTGGCGTATCTATTAAGCATCCGGCAGGAAGTACAAGCGTTAACCTTATCCAGGGACTTTACCTTGTGACTTTGAACGCTGATATTACCCCGACTGCGGCAGGCGATATAGGTTTAAATCTTCTTCGTAATGGTGTAGCAGTACCGGGAGCAGAAGCAACAGTAACCGGTGCAACAGGCGATACATATAATATCTCCTTTGCTACACTGCTTAGAGTATTGCCTAGTTGCTGTGTGATTGATAATAATGCAGCGTTGCAGGTGCAGGCTACGGCAGCAGGCACTATCAGCAATGTATCTTTGAGCGTTGTAAAAATGGCGTAAGGGGGCGACGTTATGCACAAACTAAAGAAATATTGGGAGAAGGTAAGCGCTGACCCAGTAAAGATAACAGAGATGGAAGAAATAGTTTGTGAAGCGTTAGAAGAAGTGCGCGGACGCTGCCCGAGGCTGTTTTGGGATACTGCATATAAACTGCATTGTGTAGCTTATGGCCCGCATTTTGACGAAGAGCTTGCAAAAAAGGCAGTTTCCAAAATGAAGAACATTGACGGTACGTGTGGCGAACATTGGACGTTTGAACAGACTAGCCAATTTGCAGACCAACAGGGAATACGTTGTAAAGCTGATTGGTACTATGTTATGAATATGCTGCATAGTGATTTTGCTGAAATTCTTGGAAGCGACACTAACAACTACGTGCGTATGGCAAAAGCGTATATAAACGACCCGGACGCATCAGAGGGAAAAGTTCTTGACGCTTGGCTGGCGCAGATGGAAGCCTAACTGTAAACCTTAAAAGTGAAATGAGCACGTATAAAGCACATATAGTATGCAACAGGTATGTAACAAATAGCGTAAAGAATGACTTAAAATAAGGATGCTCAATTTACC